TTCGGTACAAATACGCTTCAAGATAAGCTGAACACGAAGAAGGTCATCGAATAGAATAGAGAACTTATTACGAAGTCTCTGAATGAACTTGTTAAATTTTAGCTCATCTCTGGTTACTTCTGTAGAACGACCAAGAGAGAAACCTTGCTGTGATTCTAGTCTTGAAGTAGGAACACCAAGAGACTTGTATAACTTCTTTTCAAAATATTTAACGTCTTCTAGTTCACCAAGATTCATACCGCCAGCAAGAGTGGTAATTTCTGTACCTTTCGAACCTTCACGGCGAGGTAGCCAGAAGTCTTCAAGCATAGATAGGTGCTTACGGTCGTCTTTAATTTCACCTGTGCTTGAGTCATAGACCAGCTTATTACGATACTTGGTCATGATATCTTTGAGATACTGTTCAGCCTTGATGGTTGGCATATTACCAACGTCAACATAGAACACACGGCGCTCAGGTGCGCGGGAGAGACGATAGATAACGGTAGCGTCTTCAACCATTCTTAGCTGGTTGAGTGGCTTGATGGCCTTATGAAGATAAGAAAGAACCATCGCTCTCTTAGCATCCATAAGCCCTGAATTGACATTTACGATAGCATCAACGGCAATCTTAGCACCCAAGTTAGAGTGAGCGCCAACAACACCACGTTCATTGTAGAGATAGTATTCGTTCTGACGCTTGATGATATCCATACCGCTTTGTGGATCTCTGGTCTTTTGGATCTCACGAATCTTACGGATTCTGCGCGGGTCAATATAACGGATTTCTTTGATACCGAGTGTTGGTCTCTTATCATCAATGACGATATGATAGAACAATCGCCCGTCGATATACCAACGGCGGAATAGGTCATGGCCCATATTGCTGAAGTCGAGCAATTTGAGAACTAACTCAAACTCGTCCCTGATCTTCTTTTTGATTGCTTCTGGTTGCTTTAGATCATCGGTGTTTAATTCAACACCTTTGCCGTTATCGTCATTGACAATAGCTTCGTTGACAATTTCATCGATAGCAGTTTCAAGCTCAGGTTGCATCGACATTTCACGGTAACGAGTGATAAGTTCAATCTCGTTACGAACAACACCATCAAGGTCTACATAGGTGCCGTAATAGGAACCTGATTGAATGGTAACTGCACCGTCATCGTTCTGAGGTACAGCAAATGTCTTGCTTTGTTCGTCCTGTTGTGCCTGATTCTTCTTACGGCCGATCTCAAAACCAAATAAGGTTGCCATTAATAAACTACTCCGAGAATGGTAGTAGGGAGAGAAGCCTCCCTACTATCTTATATATTTTAGATGTTTGTGAAGTCTCTCTCAGTTGTATTGCTTTCCCACCACTGATAAGCGAAGGTTACAGCATACTCTTCGATGGTATCGTTAGAACCCCAATCAAGCTCGATTGGTGATACATCGATTGGGAACATACCTACAAGCTGATACTGTTTAAGAATATCACCCGCCTTACCAAATTGAGTTACAACAGCATCTGTCTGGTAGTCAAGAGAGTTCTCAAATGATAAAGCTCTTGTGTTGGTTACATGAGAATTTAAACCATGCATCCACTTCTCAAAGGCATCACGAAGACTAAAATCTTCATCATTGATGATAGTTACTGTCCACTCTGGGAAAGTTCTATTACCTGCAAACTTGAGTTCACGACCAAAGTAGTTGACTGGAATTTGGTTTACAGTTGAACCAGGTAGCTGTGCAGCCCTGGCCATGAATGTGAACTTCTCGGTCAAGTTTATGTTGTCTTGTACTCCACCAGGTGACAACGCGCCACCTGATGAAGCTAAAATAGGAAAATTTAATGTACACTGAAACAGATTGGGGCGGGCGCCGTCACCTGTTAGCTGTGATCTGAATTGCTGGACATTGAAAGCCATTTGATATTACTCCTTATCTCTATTTATGTTTGTATTAGAAACGACCAACAATAGTCTCGAAGCTTACACCAGTACGAACAGCAACAAAGTTCAACTGAATGAAGTTGATGCTCTTTGTAGGTTTGATGTAAATATCACCCACAAATTCATTTCTGTCTATCACTTCAGGAGTATTATTTGAAGTATCACATACAACACGGAAATCGAAGATACCGCGACGGCCTTGTACATCACGAAGGTATGGTTGTACTAGAGATACAAACTGTGCGCGAGTAAACTCGTCATTGAATTCGAATAGTGAATACTTTGCAGCCTTTGCGATTGCCTTCTCAAGTGCAATGAATAGACGACGAACATTGATACGGTCAAAAGCAGATGGTCTGGTAAGCATCGTCTTGTCACCATAAAGAACTGTTCCTTCACCTTGGAAAGTTACGACAGGGTTGACACCAATCTTATATAGATCATCTCTGTTTGCCTTGGTTGCATTCCAAGCAAGTTTTGTCACGTTCTTGATCTGACCACGGTTGTAACCAGCTGGTGAGAACCATGGATCGCGCTGCTGGTCTGTACGGGCACATAGACCTGCAATGTCACCATTCAATGGTATCCAACGATAAACATTGTTGTACTTATCGAACTGATACTTCCAGTTGTTATCCATGAATGCGTAAGAAGATGAGTTGTAAGAATTTCTTGCGGCTGCAACCTTTGTTGATTCAGAACCGACCTGGTTAACAACATCTGTCTTGGCTGGAGAAACAAACACGACGCAATCTTTACGAGACTCTGCAATGTTATCTACAATATACTTAGACACAACATTTGAAGAGGCGCCTGTTATGATAAGTGACACATCTACAGAATCTGCATTCTTGAATAGATCATATGATGATTGTAGGTTGCCATCTGAAGGAAGAGCATCTGTACCACCAGAAAGTGAAACTGTATATGTGGTCTCGGCACTGGCAAATACTGTATTTGATGCTGTGTTTCCCCATGAAGCATTATTTGCATTCATTGCATACACATACTTAGAACTGTCGTTCAATACGTTTAAAAAGTAATTTGAAGATCCGTCATCTGTCTTGGCATCAATAGCTTTTGAAACATATCCAAACTTTTCAAGAACAGTATTTGCGGCACCTGTGATGAAACCATCTTCGTCAATAACTGTGATGTGCATTTCATCGTTTGTGCCGCCAACACCGGCTGCATATGAAGACGTATTTGGTGCACTGTTATATAGAGATGCGTAAGGATAAATTGCGAAACCGCCCGTAGTAGCACAAACAGAAACTTTCAAGCTGTTACCAATTGAACCTGGATACTTGGCTGCAAACATACCATAGGTATTTACATTGGTCTTGATGTCGAAATATGAGGCTTCGTAAATATCTCTATTTTTGATTTGAATGCCTGTTCCATTTGCAGTAGCATTATATGTAGTAGTATTTGCAGAACGCACAAGCTTTAGATCATTGCTGTAAGAAAGAAAGTTGGCAGCTGTAAAAAAAGATTCGTAGGTGTTTGCGTTTGGTTTACCAAATGTATTAATGAGTTCATTCTCATCTGATATGGTTGTAATAACATCTACTGGACCCCAAGCAAATCGACCGGCGAAAGCGGCCTGCGTAGATCCTACTCCTGGTACAACAGTAGATAGGTCAATTTCTGAAACATTGATACCTGGTGACAATTGATATGCCATCGTATTTCTCCTTTAATTGAAAAGATTACTTTTCTCTGGTTTATTTAGAAAAACAGCAATTTACAGTCTGTGCTTGTTCGAAAGTGTCTCCCATTCCATGTTTTCCATGGTAAACTTCGACCTATCCGTCACCCAGAGATCACCATCTATCAGTTCAGATTCTTCCGTTGCTGATCCTTGATAGCCAGATATAGCACCAAAAGGTACGATATCATTGTCCATGATACTTAGTTGTTCTTCTTGTAGCGTTCTACGAATGTCAGAATTGACACTCTCTTTAAAATATTTCTGAGCTGAGAGCCAGCCGAAATTCACCAGTGTCATAACCAAGTCGTCATTATTACCTTCTTCGGCTGCAAAAGAAGCTTTGCTTGCTGAGAAGGTGGTTAGTTCCATAATCGTGTCTTCGTCGTTTACTATCAGCTTGTCGTTTTCGATTAGTGACTTGAGGTTCGCACAACCAATCTTCTTGGTCTGAACTGAAGTCTTCAAACCAAACTGCATCTGCTTGGTGAAACCTGGTGTGACTTGTTGCCCAGCTTTACCCTTGGCATTTCGAACCTTGATAAGGTTCTCGTAAGCCAGTTCATTGTGGAGAATGTCTGCAACCTGAAGCCCGATACTATTGATCTCGATGAGAATGAAGGCCTCGTTGAATCGTTTGGCTGCTGAGAATATGACAGTAGGAAACACAAAAGGTGATATCTTGTTATTCTTATATTTAGCCACTTGCCTATACGGTATCTGCGACACATCGATGACTGAGAATGTAGAGTAGTCAAGCCCCTGCCCTTCTGCAACGTCAGCTACCAGCACATAGGTTTTACCTGGCTCCGCTTTCTCAAAGATATGTAAGTCATCAATACGTTCAACCGGAGTATGAAACACCAGAGAACGAATCTTCGTAGGATGAATGAGAGTATTGGTGGAACCGATGAACTCACACTCAAACTCTTGACGGAACTGATCTTCGGACGTATTACGGATAATCTGTTCTTTCCACTCCTGAGTACGACCAGGCACCATCGACCAGTGGATCTCAATTGGTAGATAATCAGACTTCTTGTCGATAGCCATTGACCACATCTTATAGAACAGGTTCAACCCGTTTGGCGTAGAGACGATGATGACCTTTGTGCTATTACCAGATGAAATGGTAGGATAGGTCGAGTTGAAGAAGGCCTCTGCGATGTTGTTTGGTACGAATGCGAACTCGTCAAGAAAGATGATATTGAAAGTCTTACCACGAACAGATGAACCTGAAGTGGAGTCGGCCAAGCATCTTGAACCATTAGCTAGTTCAAGTGAGCCTTTGTTCCATTCTTTGACACCTTGCTGAAGAAATCGTGGTAGGTATTCAAAGGCCAGCTGAAGACGGCCCATGATTTCGCGAGCGGTTGCAGACTTGTTAGCAAGAATAGCTACGGTTGCCATCTCATTGAATAGAATATAATGTAAAAGATAGGCTACCGATGTGGTTGTCTTACCGACCTGACGAGGCAGTTTACAGATAGAGAAGCGGTTATCATGGAAAGATGAAAGCATTTCTTTCTGGAAGTCCCACATACTGAACGGCATAAGACCATGATCGACGTTGACAATCTTCATATACTTGGTAGCAAAGTAGATAGGGTCATCGACGCACTTGATGAACTCGTCTTTCTCATACTGAGTGAACGAGTGAATGTAGTCTTCACGAGGAAGATTAGGATTGTTCTGATAGCCTTTAATTGCCATTCTTCACCTGCTTTAGCAGTTCTGCTGTTGAACCAACAAAGACGGCCTTCTCAACATTGATGCGCTGTTCTTCTTGTGGGCGAGCTTTGTCTTCAGCCTTGAGGTCTTTCGTCATCTTCTGTAGTGCATAGAGGTCTTTAGTAGTCTCGGCCACCGTCTTCATCAGAGTAGCCATAACCTCGTAGGCACGTGGAGACTCACTCTCTTTAGCTAAGTCTGAGATGCCTTCGATAGCATCATTACCTTTATTTATGAGTTGACGAAAGGTCTTGCGAGCCAGTCTGTAATCTTCTTCTTGGTCAACCTGCCCTTCTGTAGGTATAATAACTTCTTGCACCTGCTGCACAACAACCGCTGGTAAGACCTCATGCTCAATACCTAGAGCATCCGATAGTGTTTCATGGATTTTCATGTTCTAGGCCATTCTGTAATAGTTGTTGTGTAGCCGTAATCATCACCAGGTTGAGCTGTGTTTGGTTTAGGTTCTATATGTACATTCGTCAATTTTAATGGGCTTGCATCGAATGAAGCTATGTTGTATGAGGCGTTAGTCGATACAGCCTTAATTTTGTTATTAGTTATAAACTGACCTTGTGTGGCACCCAATGTAAGCTTGCCAGTTGGTAGATTCCATGAGACAACCTTAGCATATGCTGTGGCTGTTTGATAGTTATTACCCTGATATACAACATCATCAATTTGGAATGTGCCGTTATTACCTCGATTGGTATTGATGCGAATAATGCTACCCACACTCAGTTTTGGATCATTGTAGATATTGGTATCAATCTTACGGATAATCTTAGGTGTGCTGACAGGCCCATAATAATGAACCTTCATTGTGAACTCTAGTGTCCATGTCACAAATCGAATAGCATCGAAGTTGCCTTCATGCTCAATATTGTTTCTGACGCTCTTCAGAATGATTGGAATATCACGCTCAAAACCTAGTTCAGGTATCAAGTTTGTGCTGATAGTATAGTCAGGATTAAAATATGGTAGAATCTGTTCGACCACATGTGTACCGTCATCGATGTTTCTGGTGTACAGATTCAACTCAAAATTCAAATCAT